CAAGTACAACTACGAAGATGAAATGCAGCCGTATTCGTCGCACACGACCAGCAGCCGGAACAATGATTACAACGGCATAGTGAATGCAGCATTTGCCAAAATCCCGCTTCAGGCCAAGCCGACCCAGATCGTGTCTGCATTGGAATACATGTACGGAGACGAGCCGCAGGACACGTCCCAGGGCTTTGCCACATTTTTCCCGCCATTGGACAAACTCAGTAAACTCAAATTTAAATTTCGCTATCATGACGGCACGTTGGTGAATTTTGGCGGGCAAAATTTCAGCTTTACGATTGCTCTTTACACGTATCGCGATGAAATTGCGCGCTCCAAGCAACTGCGCACACCGTATGTGATTTCATCATAGGGTTCATTTTCATTTCTTTTTCACGGGAGTTGTGGTGGCCCATGCATCCAGCAAGCGCAAATCGCACGTTTTCCAGTCTTCTTTGAATCCGCGCAGAGACACAAAGGCGGGTGTCGTCATTTTGGGATTTTTGTAATAAATGTAGGGCCCGTATTGTCCGGTGCGCACGCTGGTGTGCGCGTTGATTTCGCGCAAAATGGACGGATGTTGATGTGCGGGCGTGGATGTGGCCGCGGCAGATGATTCAATGCAGCGCACTGCATCATCATGCGAGCACGGCACGGCATCCACATTCGTGGTCCAATCGTTTGCCGAATCATGTGGTTTGGGTTTAAGATGGGGGAGAGATTTTTTCTGATCACCCCATGTTAAATATGGGCCGTATTTTCCGGTGCGCAGAAACAGGTCGGTGCCGTTGTGTTTTCCAAGTAGTTTGCAGAGGTTTTTTGGGGTTTCTTCGCGCGACGACTCCTTTTCCTTTGGTTCCTTTTCCTTTGGTTCCTTTTGACCGGGCAAAATCTTTGAATGCAGCACGTCAATCAAGCGGTCCACGCACGACAGGCAGTCACCGCACACATCGCCCCAGCGTTTTTCGCCGGATGACACCTGGTCCAGCCGATGCTCCATGCGTTTGGTGTAATCGTAATCAAAGAGCTCGGCAAAATGGGTGCACAAGAATTCCATCACCGTGCAGCCCAGCGGTTGAATGACCAAGCGGTTTTTTTCGTTGCCGAACTCGCGCTCTTCCACGGACTGGCTGAGAATGCCGCCGTCAAGTTCGTAGTTAACACAACTAACGCGCCGCCCCGGCACGTCTTGTTTGGCAACGTAGCCGCGCTCCTGAATTTTGTGCACGAGGCTGGAAAATGTGGACGGGCGCCCGATGCCGCGCTCTTCCAGCATGCTGACAAGAGATGCCTCCGAGTAGTGCGACTTCAGTTCGCGCACGTGCATGCGGGACTGCAGTTTATTGTATTTTATTGCAGAATGGGGGACAATCGCCTGCAAGAGCGCCCAGCTGTTTGCCGCATCATCCGTTTTGGGCTGCGACGCCACGATGCGCCAGCCCGCAAACTCGGTGCGCTCCACGGAGTGCCGATACTCCCGTCCTTCGGGAGCCGTGATGCAGGAAGTCAATGTTTTCCCCGTGCACGGCGACATGCACGTTTCGGCGGAGTGCCGCCAAATCATGCGATACAGGCGCTGTTCTTTCGCGGTCATGGTGTCCGGCACGGCGACACATTGCAGCGAGGTGACGTGCACTGCTTCGTGTGCTTCCTGCGGTTTCACGTCGTCCACGCCATCATCCGCCGTGGCGTTGGTTGCGTTGGTTGCCGTCTTTTTCTTTTTGACAACTATGCGTTTCTTTTTGTCCGGGTTGGGAATCACAACCTCGTCCTCCACTTGCTTGTTGTACTTTTCGCCCCATTTTTCCGCAATGTAAGTCCGGGCGTGCTCCAAGAACGGTTCCGAATACGTGCGGCTGTCGGTTCGCGGATACGTGATGTATCCCCCCTCGTACAAGTGTTGGCACGCCATCATGGTGTCGGCGGGGGAAAAGTTGAGCTCGTTGCTGGCCTGCTGCTGCAAGGCTGACGTGGTGAGCGGCAACGGGGCTGCCTTGGAAAACGCGCGCACATCCGGTGCGCAAATCACGTGCTCAAACGCGGCAGATGCGAGCAAAAATGCGGAGCAGGCTTCGGCGACGTCGTGCCCCCGGTTCAGTTCATACTTCAAATTCAATTTGGTGAAATAGCCCACGGTTTCAAACACCACGCGTCCTTCGGCGGCGTCAATGGCGCGCTGGTTGTCGTAAATGAGCCGCAGGGCCGGCGTCTGGCATCGCCCGGCGGACAAAGCAGTGCCCTGCGCATTCGCATTCACGTGCTTCCAGAGCGCCGGCGTAATTTTGAATCCAACCAGCATGTCCAGCGCTTGGCGGGCAATTTGAGCGTGAACGGCGTTCATGTTGAGCAGCTGGGGGGATTGAATGGCGCGCTCCAGCGCGGGCTTGGTTATTTCGTTGAACAGAATGCGCTTTGTGGTGTCAACCGGCAGGCCAAACAAGCAGCACGCATGATACGCAATACCGGCGCCTTCGCGGTCGTTGTCCGTCATGATGTATGTTTCTTTGCATTCTGCGACGAGCGCCCGTATTTTTTCAATTTGGGCCTTCTTAGCATCCACAATGTGGAACTGGGGCACCGCGGCAAACGTGGTGTCAATGTCCTGCAGTGCCACAAGTTCCCGGAGGTGGCCGAATGTGGCCGCACACACGTACTTGTCCGCCCCCAAATGAGAGACGATGGTGCCGCATTTGGCCGGGGATTCCACAATGAGGAGGATTTTATTTTTATTCCGTGACATGAAAACAAATGGAACAAATGAACAAATGAACACAGTGCATGTAATGGAATGCATTGTATATTTTATATTGATTCGCACACACATTTAAAACATTTTTTTGAATGCTTGCGACCGACCGGGTTTCAAGATTATTGATGACATCAATCTGTGAATTGGTGGCGACGGTGGCAATTTCGCTGGGGTCCGGGTCATCATTGTTTGTGGTAAGACGAATGACTTCATCAACTTCATTCGTGATTTCAAATTAATCAACGGCACATTGAACACGCCGCCGACCCATGAAACAAACCCCGAAATCCAACCATACGTTGAATGCGTTTTAATGAATGCGGCATTGGCCAACAGCATGAAATCAAACAATGTGTCTTTGACCGTTTCAGCAGTGGCATTTGGATGACCCAAATGAATCGGAATGGTTGGAATAATCCGATTGGAAAAATGTGGGAGCGCCTGAATTAAATGTTGCTTGAAATTTAATGAATCTGTGATGACAAATGAGTTGAGAGTTTGTTTCAAATTGGAAACCGCATGTTCAATCAACTCATTGTATTGGGGGGCATTTTTGGCGCGATGCACGAGTTCATCGTCTCCCAATCTAAAATGGAGTATTGAATATGTTGTGGGAATTTTTAACTTCGCGCATTTGGCCTTGAAATAAGTTTTAAATTCGGGAGTTGGAATCAAGAGGGACCGCATGAAGCGTTTGCAATCGTCGGACATGCGCTGGACTACTGATTGTTCATGACTTCCATGGTTTGTGCAGATCAAAATCGGGGTGGATTGGTGTTTATTGTCCCGAATTAACTGCGCAATGAAAGATTCGGGCACATTTATTGCCCGAATTATTTTGGATCGGTTTTGAATGACATACTCTGAATGCGCATGTGGTTGTGACATTAAAAATTGAGAGACAGGATAAAATTGAGTGTCTACTATTAATTTAAAATTCATTCTTTTGGATAATTCATACAAATACACAGTGCCGCGCAACAAGTCGCCGAATCCAGCATCCATTTGTTTCGTCCAAACCATGATGACATCATTCATTTTATTGGGTTGCGTGTTACTATATATATGCATTTTATTAAAACATGAAAATAAATGAAATGAATGAGGCTAAACTCAAAGTGTTAATTGCGTCGGGAATAATGACGATGATTACGACGACGACGACGTTGCGTTCGCGTGCATTGTTTTCGTGTTCTGCCACGTCCACCAGAGGTTGGGTTGGCTTCAAATATTGAATTTATATCATCAGTGTAGTCAAGCTCATCAATGATGGCGCGTATGGTCTTTGATAGACTGGCATCATCGCGTTTTGATGCAGATACGGACATCGCATGTAAATTGGCTGGGTCAATTTTCGATTTAAGAAAATTGAATTTTTTAATAATTGTGTCATTTGGAGCAAGTTTTAATGCGATTTTGCTCGCCAATCCCAAACGCACACGTCCTTTATTAGTTCGTATTTGTTCTATTATTTTTGTCAGCGTCTCTCGGCTTAACAAATCATCAAGGCTTGGTGTCTCGGCGCTGCATGATGCAAGCATGGTTTCCGCAATTTGGATTGACAACAATTCAACGGGTTGTTTGCTCATGTTTTGGTTTATACAATACATGAAGAACATATATTTTTCAATCTAGGGTTTGGTTTGCATGTCTTTGTATTGCTTCCACGATATTTTTTTGGCGGCAGGCAAAGAAGACGCCGCAGACGAACCGCCCGAATGCTGCTTGTCCAGCTTTTCCGATTTTTTCAGCGCGCTGTCAATGTAAATTTGTTTGAGCAGTTGGCCGACTTCCACCGACGCTTCGTGCTGGCCCACTTCGCCGTCTTCAATCATTTTTAGGACGCCCAACAACCGCCCTAAAATGGCCAAATCAATTTCATCCTTTTTGACCTTGTTGAAAATGTCGGTGTAATTGTTGAACAAAAAGGTGCACCGGTTCACGCACATCATGTCAAACTGTTCGGGATTGGTTTTGGCCAGACGCGCGTAATCGCGTTTCAATTTCAGCAAGGTGGCGACATCCCCGTGGATGAGCATGCTGTGTTTCAAGTCGCGTATTTGAGAGGTGTTGTCAGCGGCATCGTTTGCCTGAATCATTTTTTCCAACTGTAGGCGGTCCATGCTGTTCATTTTAAACGCGATGTATGTAATTACACAATATATATTTAACAATGCACCAGTTTTAAATGCTTTTATAAAAATATAGTTATATATTACATATTACATATTACATATGACAACTCCAACTCCTGCAAATCCGTATGCGCCAAAGGTTATGCCAGTAGTGCAGACCCCAATTGTAGGCGCCGCCATACCTCTAATCGTTTCCCCCGTGACCCCTGATAGCGTGATTGCTACCGGTCATGCACGAAGCGTTCAGCAGAATGCATTGGCACGATTGGACAAAAACGTGAGTGGAGGGTCCAAATCCAAATCCAAACGTTCAAAACGGTCCAAATCCAAACGTTCAAAACGGTCCAAATCCAAACGTCCAAAACGGTCCAAATCCAAGCGTGCCAGTTCAAAGCGGTATAAGCGCGGTGGTGCTGCTGCTCCCACTGCAACATCAATAACACCCAAACCATCAGTTGTGTCCGTCCCGCAATTTGCAGTAAATGTCGGCGCAAGTGCAAACAGTGGCGTTGTCAATCAGTTAAACATGAAGACTGTAGCCGATGCGAGTTACGACGACATCAATGCGACACCCTCCAATACTAAGTTAAATTGATGCACTATGACCAAATGCATCCAAATACAAAATAAAATTATATTTGGATTTTATAACGGTGCAATCTAATAATAACCTAAACATATAAATGGCTGAACCAGCCCCAGTCGCACCAGCAGCACCAGTGGTCGCAGCACTTGAATACGGTTCCGACCCGCCATCAAAAATGTCAACCTATGCGCAAGCAATATCAATCCTACTGTATTATGTGGGACTGGATATGGCATTGGCCTTAATCATCCTGATTAAGCACGTCAAAGATAACTGGCCGTTTTACAAGTGCAGCACCAATTACATGATGTCTGCATCATTGTTTGGATACGACACTGAAAAAAACTTTCAGCAGTGCATACAAACGATGCAGGCGGGATACATGACCGTGTTGATGGAACCCGCGAATTATTTGATGTCGGGAATTAACACCACGATTGGCGGGTTGTCGTCCAGTTTGAACGATGTTCGCGGTTTCATGAATAATTTTAGAATCAATTTGACGGGCAGCATTCAAAACATTTTTGGGGTGTTCGTCAATATGTTGACCCAGATTCAGGTCATGGTAATCAAAATGAAGGACACGATGTCAAAGACCGTGGGAATAATGGCGACATTAATGAACACAATGGACACCAGCGTGCAAACCATGCAAAGCGCATGGGCTGGACCGATTGGAGCAACCGTGCGCGCTCTTTAGGACGCATCATATTGTTTGTTCCTGGTTACTGCTTTTGCTTTTCTGATTTGCACAAAATCGGAAAAACAAAATAATGACATTTAATAATACGGAGATTTGTTTCAAGCAATACATCATGCAACCGAATCCAAACGAATTGTCGTGGTTTGAATTTTTATACAAAAACAAAGTCCAAGACGATTATGCGTCTGACATGGGGTGGAGTGCTGGTATGATTTTTGCGTTTTGTTGCGCAAAAGCATATTTAAAAATACGTTCCAATGTGCAGCTGATTCGCACCAACTGGATCACATACCGGTGCAATCCTGCATACATGCCGTTTGCGGGAATGATCATGAAACCAAACGGCACATTCAATGAAAAAATCAAATTTTCAAACGAAAATTTTGAATATTGCATACAAACCGAATTGAAATCCATTTCGGGCATGTTCATGGAACCGCTGTATTACACGCAGTCGGTTGCAATTAGCACTCTTCATGGCATAGCAAATGCGTTGAATGCCATTCGCGAATTGATTAACAACATTCGGGATGCGGTGTCGTCCATTGTAGGAGACATCATGGGCCGCGTGCTCAACGTGATGCAGCCCGTGATTGGCCTTGCATTGAATGCGCGCGACATGACCGGGAAAATTCAAGGCATCATGACAACCTCGCTGTACACCGTGTTGGGCATGTACGACATCATTCAATCGGGATTAAAATCCATATTTGAGATAATAGTCATCATTTTGATTGCAATGGGGGCCGCAATTGTTTTGCTGTGGTTGATTCCGTTTGTTGGCACTGCCGCTGCAATTGCAATGACGGCCATATTTGTTGCCATTGCCATTCCAATGGGCATTATTGCGCATTTTTTGGCCGAAACCATGCACATCCATGGCCTGTCATTGGTTCCGGTTCCGTGAGTCGGGTAATCAGCCGTCATTGCTTTTTGCTTTTTAGTTTAGGAAAATAGACCGGCAATGAAAAAATATTAATATTTTCATTATATATAATCGTCATTTCACTTAACCATCATGGAAATTAAGTTGTTGGGATATCATGCGCGGGTTGAAATCATCGTGGTGTTTGTGGTGATTGGAATCATTCTGGGGTCGCATTTGTTCTGCAGCTGCACCTCTTTTTCTGTGGGCGGCATGCCATCCAACGTGGGCGGCGTAATTAAGGAAGCTTTCACTCAACAACTTGGGTCCGATGATTACGGCGCGCCCCTAAATTACAACATGGACACCGGTCTTCCCATCGCGAACTGGGAAAATGCCGCGCGCAACTATGCAAAACAACTCGGCAATCATGACAACACCAAGTCGGGCCAGTATTACAAGGGCGGCCCCATCCCGCTTCCCCCTGGTGAACTCCTCATATTTGCCGACAATGAAGT